CTGCTGGCGTTGATGTAACTATAGACAATGCGCTAGGTGTTCCGTCTATTTGGGCAGCTGTTAATTTTATTTCTGGTACTTTAGCTTCCTTGCCTCTTGAGGTTTTTAGTAACGGAGAAAAACTAACTACGGGTATAGGCGCATGGATGAATCGCGCTGTTAATCCAACCACCTCAAGTTTTCACTGGCGTAAGTATTCTTTTGAGCAAGTATTAACGGGTGGGAGATCCGTTACCTTAATAGTTCGTAATGGACGAAATGATGTAACGGATTTAGTTCCGATAGATCCAGCTGATATAACTGTTATTGAAACAAAAGATGATAATGGTTTTTTAAGTCGCGCTTACAGAACAACCTCACAAACTTACTCAGCGGCTGAGGTGCTTGATTTTACCTATATGACCAAGCACAACAACTTAGACATTCGCTCACCTATTATCACCAATAAAGATATTGTTGGTCTAGCAATAGCAGCTACTCGTTACGGATCAAAAGCTTTTCAGTCAGGCGGTATTCCTCCCATGTCGCTACAAGGAAGTTTTCAATCTGGAGCAGCTGCACAAAGAGCGTCCGAAGATGTTGCAGCGGCAACAGCGAAACTAGCAAAAGAAGGTAGGCAAGTCTTAGCCCTACCAGCTGGACACGAATTAAAGGCGGTGGGCTTTAGTCCATCTGAAATGCAACTGATTGAACTACAGAGATTTTTACTTGAGCAGATTGCACGTATCTACAGCCTACCGCCAGTATTTCTACAAGATTTAAGCAATGGCACATTTAGCAATAATGAGCAGCAAGATCTGCACTTTGTTAAGCACACGCTTAGGCGCTGGATTGAGCAGACAGAACAGGAAATGAATCTCAAGCTTTTCGGGCGCGAGAGCGATATGGAAGTTCGCTACAATGTGGACAGCTTGTTACGCGGTGATCTCAAAACCCGTATGGAAGCACATGCGGCAGCGATTCAGAACGCTATCAAAACGCCAAACGAAGTTAGAGAGATTGAAGGTCTTGGAGAAAAACCAGCTGGGGATGATTTGTTAATCCAAGGCGCGACAATACCGATAGCTACACAGTCAGTAAATTTTGATGGTTAAGCCTACTGAGGGAATGCGTCAGGAAGCAAGGCGCGGTCTTGAATGGCGTAGGGAGTTTAACAGAGGCGGTACAGCTGTAGGCGTAGCTAGAGCGCGAGATATTGCAAACAATAAGGATCTTTCTCTGAGCACAATTCGGAGAATGAAAAGCTACTTTGCAAGACACGAAGTAGATAAAAAAGGTGAGGGATTTTCACGGGGTGAAAAAGGCTACCCCTCAGCTGGGAGAATAGCATGGGCTTTATGGGGCGGTGACGCTGGAAAAGCTTTCGCAAACAGATACTCAGACAGTGAGGAAAATAAAAGCATGGAAGATAGAGCAGCACCAGACGGAGTTAAAGTCGGAGATTTTGTCAGCTGGAATAGTAGCGGTGGCAGAGCTTACGGCAAAGTAAGGCGCATAGTTAGAGACGGTACGCTAAACGTGCCTGATACTGATTTTACTCTGAACGCAACAGAAGATGATCCAGCAGCACTTATAATGCTTTATCGTGAGGGTGATGACGGTTACGCTCCTACTGGTCAGCTTGTTGGTCACAAGTTTTCAACACTTACGGTTGTCGCTGAAAGATTAGACGATGAAGATGTTGAAGAAAGTATGCATGGCAAAAAAAAGAAAAAGCATAAAAACAAATACAGGGAGTCGCGCCCATCATCTAGCTTAGAGGTTAGAGAGGCTGATGACGGTACTGTAGCGGTTGAAGGTTATGCAGCAGTTTTTGACAGCCCAACTATCATAGCTGGTAAGTGGCAAGAGCAGATAGCAAGAGGCGCTTTTACTGAGGCTGTAGATCGTGATGATGTTGTTTTTCTAATTAATCACACTGGTTTGCCATTAGCGCGTACCCGTTCTGGTACGCTTGAATTATCTGAAGATGAAAGAGGTCTAAAAGTCAGGGCTAATCTTGATCCTTCAGATCCCGATGTTCGGTCAATACTCCCTAAAATGAAAAGGGGTGACTTGGACAAAATGTCGTTTGCTTTCGTACCTACTTCTCAAGAATGGAATGATGAAGGTGAAATGCCTACTCGCACCATCACACGAGCAGATTTGCACGATGTTAGCATTGTTACAACCCCAGCATACGAGGAAACTTCTATTGGTCTTAGGAGTGGAATTGACGCGCTGGAGAGTTACAGAAAAGCGCGACACGCAAAACGCAGACATCACAGCGTCATTAGACGTCTAAAGATGAAAGCAAAATTTCTCCCTAAATAGAAAGGATCTCATATGTCTGAGATAAAAAATTTGCGTGAGAAAATGGCGAATATCGCCACAGAAGCGCGTAAGAAACTAGAAGAAATCACGGATGATGTAGCTGAAGAAAGAGCAGCTGAGATTGAACGTGAATTTGATGCAATGATGGAAGATCACGACAAGCTTGCAAAACGGGCTGATCGTGAGGAAAGACTTGAAAAAGCTCAGGCGGCTATTGAAGCTCCTGACACTTCAAAGCTTCCAGAAGTAGAAGGACGCACTGCACCAGCTACAGATCAAGGCGAAACTATGGAATATCGTGCTGCATTTATGGAGTACGTTTCTAAGGGTGGTTTAGCTGACGTTTCACCAGAAGCTAGGCAAGCACTGATAGAAAAACGTGTTCAAGTAACTGGCACAAATACTAGCGGTGGCTTTACTGTTCCAGAAACGCTTTCAAACGTTATTATCGAAACGATGAAAGCTCACGGTGAAATGTACACCTCAACTATGTTCACAACTATCAACACAACTAGCGGTGAGCCTTTTAAAATTCCAACTGTAGATGATACTACGGTAACAGCTGAAGCTCATACTGAGGGCGTTGCACCAACTGATGACGGTGGTAAGGACGTTACTTTTGGGCAGAAGCAGATCAATGCTTTTGGCTTTAATACTGAATTTATCCGTTTCTCACATGAAATGCAGCAAGACTCAGTTCTTAACATGGAAAGCCTTTTAGGTAGATTGTTGGGAATGAGATTAGCCCGTATTGCTAACGCAAAACTTACAACTGGCTCAGGCTCTAGTGATGTTGAAGGTATTGCAACTAACGCTGGTGCTGGCGTCACAGCTGCTTCAGCTACAGCAATTGCAGCTGATGAATTGATTGACTTAGTTCACTCAGTAGATCCAGCTTACAGACAGGGCGCAAATGTTGCTATGATGATGAATGACAGCACACTATCAGCTGTTAGGAAACTGAAAGACAGCCAGAATAGATATTTGTGGGAGATTGGCGGTTACGCTGCTGACATGCCACAGACAGTTTTGGGTTATCCAGTAATGGTTAATCAAGACATGGCTTCTATTGCTACTGGTAATAAGTCAGTGTTGTTCGGTGATATGTCTGCTTTCTATGTACGCAAAGTAGGCGCTCCGAGCATTACAGTGTTGAGAGAGCGATTTGCGCCTGACGTTGGGGTGCTAGGTTATATCCGTTTTGATGGTTGTCTATCAGACACGGGCGCTATCAAAGCGCTAACTCAAGCTTAATTTGGCAGTGTGAGGGGGAAACAACCCCCTCACTTTTTTAAGGATTTTAAATCATGGCAAAAGTACGATTATTACAGTCTATGGCTGGTATTGGTTTTTCAAACAATGTCGGTGACATTGTAGAAATAAATGATCCTGACGCTTTGCAGAGATATGTTGAAAAAGGCATAGCTGAAGTTGTTGAGGAAAAGAAAGTTGAGAAAGCAACAAAAGCAGTTGCTGAGAAGAAAACAGCCGTTAAGGAATAACAATGAATTTGCCGCTGCAACACCGACTAGAGCGCGTTACAGCTCCCTCAATAGATCCTGTTACTATTGCTGAGTGTAAGCGTCATATGCGTATTGAGCATAGTGATGATGATGTAATTATTGGGTCTTTGATAAATGTTGCAGTTAATTACCTTGATGTAACGGGTATGCTAGGCAAAGCGATGATTACCCAAACTTGGGCTGAGTATGTTGATTTTCACGCTACAACAGTACACCTAAGTATTACCCCTGTTCAGTCTGTAACCTCTATCGAATATTATGACGTGAACAATGTTTTGCAGACTGATACTTTATCAAATTATTATATCATAGGAACAAAAGGCTATAAAACAATATACCCTAAATCTGGATATGCTTGGCCTGTTACCTTTAAACGTGATGATGCAATAAAGATAACTTACGTTGTCGGCTACGGTGACACGGCTGATAGTGTGCCAGAGACGGTACGTCATGCACTAAAAATGCTGGTCGCAAACTATTATGAAAATCGTGAGAACGAGTTAATAGGCACAATCTCTAAAACGCTACCGTTTGGCGTTGAGCAGCTGATAGCAACTGAGAGGAATAGTTGGGTTGGCTAGGTCTGGATTATTTCGTGATCGCGTGACATTTCAAAGAATGTCAGCGGTAGCTGATGATTTTGGTAACGTTACACAAGACAGCTGGTCTAATCTCATTAGCCGTTTTGCAGAAATCGTAGAACGCTCTGGAACGATGAATGACGAGACAGGCGCGTTTGAAGATGTAGCAAAAGCTAATATGCGCGTTAGGACAGATAGCACAGTAAACACAATCACCCTGTCAGATCGTGTGATTGCGAGAAATACAACTTGGGCGATAAAATCTATTACAAGCCCTACTGCTAAAAATGATATTACCTTGTTTGTTTTAGAAAAAGGTGTTGCGGCTTAATGTTTAGCTTCAAGGTTCAAAGTAAGGGCTTAGAGGCGGCTTTAGACAAATACCCTAGACGGCAAAGAAAACTAATAGGTGATGCAATACGAAATTCTACGCTTGAGGGTGTTTCAAAAGCAAGAGCAATCGCGCCAAAAGATACTGGTAAAACTGCTAGAGATATTTTTGCAAAATTTGAAAAAAGTCCTTTTAGTTTTGTCGGATCTATAGAAGCAACTGACCCTTCAAGAGAATCTCAAGTAAGAGCCTTGTCTATCGAATTTGGCAGAAGAAATACAGGAGCGTCTAGACAGGCAAAAGGAACGGGAAAACGTTTTACGGGAACTACTGAGCCGCAAAGTTTTATTAGAACTACTTATTTGCTTCTAGGAAAAAAACACGGTCGCAGAATTAGCAGAGCAATAAATAAGGCAGCTAAGGAAGCTGGGTTAAAATGAGTAATGGTTTTGCACTTGAATTACAAAAGGCTGTTAGAACAAGGTTAGCAGCTGACAGCGCTACAGCAGCGCTTGTAAGCTCTAGGATTTATGATGAACCTCCTACCCCTGTAACCTATCCATTTATTAGGTTTGGCGGTATTGTGCCACGCGCTGACGATACAGACGGATCTACAGGCGCAGACGTGACGCTATACATTGAGGCATTTAGTCAAACAACTGGACGTGTTGAGGCTACACAAATTCTAGAAGCAGTGCGAACAGCGCTTCATAGACAAGAAACAAACGTAAGTCTTACGGGTTTTAACCTTATAGATTTACGTTGTGAAAATTACATGGTTGAAAAGAACGTTGATGATCGTGGGCATAAAGGCTCAATTCTTTTTAACGCAAATATCCAAACAGCCTAAAAGGAGTTTCTAAAATGGCTAAACAACTAGGACGTGCACTTTTATTAAAAGTCGGAGACGGTGGCGGTTCAGAAGTTTTTACTTCTTTAGCTGGGCTGAACTCTAAGACTATTACAATCAATAATAGTGCAATTGATGTAACAACCCCTGACGCGAGTTCGCCAGCTGGTGCTTTGTTTGCTAGTAGCTTAAATGGGCTAAAATCTGTAAGCTTGTCAGCTGATGGCGTGTTTCTAGACGAGACTGCTGAAGCGCGATTAAATACCGTTGCAATGGGCGCTGATCCGTCAATGAATTGTGAAATTGTTGTGCCTGACTTTGGTACATACTCGGGAAACTTTCGCGTGACGTCATTAGAGTTTGGTGGCGAAACTGAGGGCGGTGTTACTTTTTCAACTAGCATGGAAAGCAACGGCACAGTCACCTTTACGGCTGCTTAATGGCTATTACCGCTGAAGCTCCTAGAGGGGGCTTAGTTGAAGAGCTTGGCGGTACAAGCTACACGTTTATTCTACGAATTAAAGAGATAGAAAGATTTGAGGATAAACATAGAGGCATCTTTGAGTTTTGGGATGCTTTTTTTGAGCGCAGTAGCAAGCCAACTTCAACAGAAATAAAAGATATTTTGGCATTAGGCTTAGTCGGTGGCGGTTTAAAAGATCCAGAAGCTGACGCAATTATTGAAGAGTGCTCTCCAGCGGATTATTTGCGGCTTTATCAAATTGCTCAGGCTGTTTTAGGGATCGCGTTTATGCCTGACGCATTTGCAGAAGCACCTAAAAAAAAAGTTACCAGCAAAAGCAAACAAGGCTTGAAGTCCGTAAAATAATAGCAAACGGAATTATAGCTGGTCTTAAACCAGACGAAATTAGAAACATGATACCTAAAGATGTTTTTATTGTTTTTGATGGTTGGCAAAAAGCGCATAGCCCAAACAGGGCTGGTAAAAATGCACCCTCTCTAGAAGAGGCAAAAGAACTAGCAAGGAAGTACGGATAAATGGCGATAAGTGCAGAAGAATTAAACATTATACTTTCTGCAAAGGATCGTGAGTTTAATAAAAAAATAAATGCAGCTAACAAAAGAGTTAGAAACTTCGCTTTTCAATCTAAGAAGAATTTAAACCAGACAACAAAGGCGATGGATAAGCTAACTCTTTCTGCTGGTAAGCTTGGCGGTGTGTTATCAATCGGTGCTATAAGTATCGGCTTTCAAAGAATGATTGATAACGCTACACAAACCTCAAAAGAGATTACTAATCTTTCAACCCTTGCTGGTGTCAATGTTGAGCGCTTTCAAGAAATGTCTTTTGCAGCTGCAAATTTTGGCGTTTCTCAAGAGAAACTTGCAGACATACTAAAAGACACTAACGATAAATTTGCAGACTTTTTCCAAACGGGGGGCGGTGGAGCAGTCGATTTCTTCGAGCAGATTGCGCCTAAAGTTGGGCTGACTGCTGACGCTTTCAAAGGACTGAGTTCAGATGAAGGTCTAGCGCTTTATGTGAAAGCGTTAGAAGATGCAAACGTAAACCAGCAAGAAATGACTTTCTTTATGGAAGCGCTGGCTTCTGATGCAACCTTACTTGTTCCGTTGTTTCAAGATAACGCCAGAGCATTAGGAGAAATGTCAGAAAGAGCTAGAGAGCTTGGGCTAGTATTATCTAATGATACAATTGTCGCTGGAATGGAAATGCGTAGACGCATGGATGAAATTCTAACCGCTATGGGAAAGCAGTTTTCGGCATTTGCTTTAACAGCGCTAGAAGCTTTTGACGCTATTTTTGAGATGACTGACAAAGCACGAATGGACTCGCTGTATAAGCAAGAAGTTAAGTTAGCTGAAAAACTAGCGAAAAATCACGAACATCTTGATAATCTGCAACAATCAAGATTTGAGGCAGATGAAGCTTTTCAGAAAAAAAAGCAATCTCTTATAGATATGATTACTGAGAGAGAAATAAAACTTGCTGGAGTACAAGATGAAAGACAGAAACTATTAGATCAAGAATTAGCGCGAATTGCTCTTATTGATAAAATGAACGCTGCAAGAAATAGCAAAGGTACAGGATTTACACCAATAAAAGCAAAAGACGTTAAAGAAGCTACAGAAGAATTAAAGTTAATGAATAAGGCTCTAGAAGATCTGGACTCTATGGCCTCTACTTTAGAGTCTGCTTTTGAAGATGTTTTCATGAGCGCAATAGACGGGTCGAAAAGTTTTAAAGATACCTTAAAAGCTTCAGCGCAAGCAATTATAAGAGAGCTATACAGGATCTTAGTAGTACAGCGCTTAGTCAATGCTACAATGAGTTTTCTAGGAATAGGTGCGCCAGTACCTAATTTTAGTCCTAGAGTTCCTACAACAGCATTTGCATCAGGCGGCTATATGCAAGCTGGTCAAGCTGCTGTAGTCGGTGAGCATGGAAGAGAAATCTTTGTTCCTTCCTCAGCTGGGCGTGTGCTCTCTGTAGGGCAAGCACAGAGCGCGATAAGTGGCGGTGATGGAGTGACAATCAATCAAACGATTAACGTGACTACAGGCGTACAACAGACGGTCAGGAACGAAATTAAAACGATGTTACCTCAGATTGCAGAAAGCGCGAAAGCAGCTGTTGTTGATAGCAAGCGTAGAGGTGGTAGTTACGGACGGGCTTTTAGTTAATGGCTATTACATATCCTTTAACATTGCCTGATTACACAACAATCAGATCCATAGACTTTAGAGCAATAAACTCTGTTGCGTATTCGCGCAGTCCGTTTTCTTTTCATGGACAGACACACACTTACAGCGGTCAAATGTGGAG